TTCATTTCTTCGAGGTTGCTTGTATTAACGATTTTTCGTTCGCCGATAAAGCCGCTTACGAAATCAGGGAGTCTTCCCCTGAAGCGAAAAGCAAATTTACCGCTGACCTTGGCGGCAGCAAGCGTTACCCGTTTGACAAGCTGAGTGAGGGCTTTAGCTTCGCCGTTCCCTTCGCTGACGGTAACGAGCCGTCTATGCGCGTTCAGTGCAGCACATGGGGTAAACGCCTTGGCAAAAAATTCATCGTGATAAAACATGAAAATGTGTTTGAAGTAGCTTGTATACCTTCACGACCGATTGAGTTTTTTGCTAACTCTGACGAAGCTAAAGCAAAAGCCAACGCAGTACAAACTGAAGTTATGCCTTCTGCTTATGAAGCACCTGTTGCGCCAGAAGCTGTTAAACCGATGTTCTTTACTGAACCTACTGCGGAGGATTTTTATAATGAAGATTAAAACTGAATGCAATACTTGTGGTGGCGGCACAGGACAAAGTGAACCTTGCAATTGTGCTGCGCGTAAACAACGCGACAAGTTTCTGACTGAAGCCATTGGTTACAAAATTCATACTGACGGTTTAAGCTATCCTAAAGACGAACCTCGTTTAGTCGGGCCGCTTAACTTTTCAACATGGAATGGTTTTGGTAAACTTTGGAATTGGGCTAAAAGTCAAGATTGGTGGAAAAATTTTCAGAGCGATAATATTGCACATCCTGGCGGTTATGCTGGAATTAATTCTGATTTTATAAATCCTGATGAATTTGCGAAGGTTGTTTATGAATATCTTAAAAATAAGGAGTCTTAGATGAAAGCTAGAAGTTTAATTGAAATGTTTGAAAGTTGCGACGAAAACACACAATTGCTTGTTTCTTGCAACGGAGTTGAAACAAGAACTCACAGCGTTAATTATCACGTAAAAGAAAATAAAATTGTAATCATACCTATTTCACTTGCCGATGGTGAACCTTGCACTCACATTGGCTGTTTAAATCACATTACACATCCCTGCGAAGGTTGTGGTAGAATTGCAGGTCGCAGAGTTATAAATGAAAAATCAAACGGAGGGTTTTTACAATGAAGATTAATTCTGTTTGGGCCACAATTAAAGGTCGTTGGTCTAAAGCTACTTCTAGCTACGAAGATATTACTGAAGAACTTCGTGAAAAAGAACTTACGATGGAAATTGAAAGACGCGAGGATTGTTCGATACTTCATTTCAGAGGCGGGCCTACGGGATTTGAATCTTACAAAATTGACGAATATTTCCTGAAAGGCTTACTTGAAGGAAATACGTTTTGTATTTGCGCCGGTACTACTAATTCACGGCCTCGCTGTACCGTTGGAATGAATCAAGTTGTTGACTTTTTGAAAATGAATGGTTTTTATGAAAACTAAACGCAACTGTATAACCGTCGGTTGTATTAAAACGTTTCTCTGTAGTAAACATTCAACACGAAGTTACTGTGACTGTTGTTTGCTGGTAATTAAAACTAATGGAAAGTTTGGAGGTTTAAAATGAATTTTATTGATGCGGTAAAGGCTTTAGCCAACGGCAAATGTGAAGGTATTAAAAGAGACTGCGCTGTTTATAAATTAGATCAAAATTGCGTTTTACGCTGTGAACAAAAAGGCAACGATGTTGGAATTTGTATTTCTTCGGATTCTATTCTTGCTGAAAATTGGCAACTTGTTGGCGAAGTTAAACAATATGAAGAAGTTAAAATAAAAGCTAAATGTGAAGTCTCACCGAACGGAACTATAATTTTGGTTGTACCTGAAAGCGAACAAATTGCAGTTTATCCAGGTAATGTTCTTATTGAGTTGACAGGCACAATGAAACGTGAAATTAAACTTAAAGTTAAACGTAAAGAATATTTAGGTAAGGCATTACATGTTGGAGGCTACACTATTCCTGAATCAGCAGATATGTACGCAGAATGGGAGGAGCAATTCAAAACATTGCAGATAATTACGGTGTTGTTCTGGGTGACATTTCGGTAAAATGGATTGACGTTAGAAGCTGCGACGAAGACAGGTTTATTATTAATAGAATTGATATTGATAATTCTAACATAATAACTCCGGTGGCGAAATGACACCTAAAGCGCAACATTTAAAAATAACTCCAAAACTCAGAGAAATTAAACAAGTTCTTGAAATTGTCAAAGTGTATAATAACTTTGCTGCTAGAGTAAACTTTTACTATTCTTTGATGCAACTTAGAAAGCGGGGAAAATTATGAGCATCTGGACTCAATACCGCGAACCAAAGTTTGTTCCTGAATGCAAAGATAATTCCTTTACACGAAGTACAGTAGCGTTGTTGAAAATAAAAGTTGATCTACAAATAATCAAAGATAGTTGGGCTTGCAAGTTTGTTAATGAAATGTACGCTAAGGCAAAGCAGAACTATCCGTTTACGAACAAGCAGAAAGCTAAAATTGAAGAGTTGTTTGAGAGGCTAAAATGAAAGAACCTGACAACAGATATTTAGGTTACATTCAATTTGGCTTAGGCGTAGCACTTGCCACAAATCATAATTGGGTTTGTGTAGTCGGAGTTTTGTTTATAATACTTGGCGCGTGGAGGTTAAAATGAACAGAATTGATTGGGAAACTCAAGTAAATAATTATCTAGCGTTAGCTGGTGAAGCTAAAATTGAAAGCAAACTTCTTGATTTCTTTTGGGATAACAATTGGGATGCTGCAAGCACAGCTTCTCGAATTAAGATTAATTTACTTAGTTGCGTAGGTGCTAAATGAAACCTGCCGACTACATTAAACGAGGGACTGAATACGAACATCAAGTAGCTTTGTTCATGCAAATCGCGCAAAACTTGAAAAAGTATCCCGATCTGAAGTGGGCACACAGCATAACCAACGAGGAACGCAGCGGCTCTGTAATTGTGGGTACAAAAGCAAAAGCTTTAGGGAGAACTGCTGGTGTTTCTGACATTTCAATTCCTATAAAAAGAATTGTAGCTTTACCTCAAGGAGGTTTTGTTACTTACAGTGGACTTTATGTAGAGCTGAAAAAGTTGAAGGCTAAGGGCGTAGGACCGTCTAAGGAACAACTTGAATTTGGCGAATTTGTTACCGCTCAAGGCTTCGCTTTTAGCGTTTGTTATGGATGGCAAGAAGCATGGGAAACAATTGAACTTTACATCAATTTAAAATGACTTGACAACACTCAATTTTAATGCTATAAACCGCAAAACTTAAACGGAGGCAACTATGTGCGACGGCTGTAGCAGCAAAACTTGGAAGCGCTGGTTTGTAGCTTGCACCGAATTAAGCGAAGAGTTAGATCGCTCGGATTATGAACTTGAAAAACTTGGTAAATAAAACTCAAAAGTTTTGTCTGCCTGTAGTTTGTGCTTATTGCAAACGTATGATTGGGATTAAGTGTGGTTTCAAACATCCTCTTTCTAAAGATGGGGAAACAAGTTCAATATGTAAATCTTGTAAAGAAAAGGAGTCTTATGAATTTGGATAATTATTATGAAAAAAGATGGAGGAAGAAACCAAAGTATGACTATTTGGTTTTGTTTGTAGTTTGCATTATAATTTTGTTTGCGTATCATTTTTCCTACAAAGAAACAGTTGAACTCAAAAAATGTCATGTGACAAACAATTGCACCTTTTGCCACAATCGCCACGCCGCCATGAGCGCCTATTTCGAGTCCAAGGGTAGCCCAGACCCTCATAGGATGGCTACGGCGGTCTTAGAGACAAGCAAGCCGCGTCTGATGGCATCCATTGCGGTGCGTGAGTCGCGTGGAAACCCAAAAGCGGTTGGTGATGGTGGAAAAGCGAAAGGTGCGTTTCAAGTTTGGCCTAAACATCACGGTAAGGTTTCAAAGGATGTTGTTGAACAGGCTTTGCAATCAGAACGTATTCTTGACGAATTGATTGCTGAAAATAATGGTGATTTGAGAAAAGCTTTGAGAGCTTATAACGGGGAGCAAAAGAAAAACGTTTATGCCCAAAATATTTTGAAGGAGTTGCAAAATATCCCTTGACAACCAAATTGAACTCTGGTAGAAGTAGTTTAACGATTGAAACTGAAATCCCTTCCACCGCTTAGGCGCTTGAGTTGGTCAGTAGAGTTTTCCTGGTAGAAATCCAGCAATCGTTTCAATTGATCTTTTTACAGTTTGCGGAGTCCTGACGGTCTGAATTATTCGTAAATTAAATCTTCTGATTTTGTACGGTAATTCGGTAGGTGGTTTGATTCCACTACTTCTGCACCCGATTAAAGTTTGCAGTTTTGGCAGAGTGGTTGAATGCAGCAAGTCAGAGATAATAGCTGACATTTAATTGCATGTCCGGCCAATAAAACTACGGACATCGTGAGTTCAAATCTCACAAACTGCAAATACATTTCCCTTCGGGACGGGCTTTAGAGCTTATAAGGGACGCCTATTAGAAACCGACGAATAATAGGACGCTGATTCGGGGCGTATCAAGCAAGTGAAAGCCTTACTAAACTGGCAACCGATGAAATAGGCTTGACAGCAGGAGAGACTGCAAAATTCAAGTTAAGTTTGGGAAAAGGTCGTGGTTCAAATCCACGGAGGATTTATAACCTAGTGTATGGTTGCACGTTCCCAATTCAATTTAGCAACACAACTCGAAACGTGAAAGGGGAAAAGTAAAGTGGCAAAGCTAACAAAGTTGGAACAAGCGGCGGTAAACATGCTGCCAGAAATCGCAGCGGCAACATACGCAGGGAGTTATGTTTTCAAATCGGCATTTGACGTAGCATATCTGGTTGAAAACGGACTCGCTGAACAGAATGAAGCTATTGTAAACGAAGAAGGTTGGTTTGCAACACGTACTACTGAAGCAGGCAGTGCAGCAGTAACCACAATTGAAGTACAAACAGCTCCGGCTGAAATTCAGGCTGAACAGCCTAAACCGAAAGGAAGTATTAAAATGAGCTTTGAAATTGAAAACATTGCAGTAACAGCAGGCAAACGTGGCGGTGGGACTCGCACTTCGCAGTATCCGATTGACGCGCTTGAAGTCGGTCAGTCCTTCTTTATCCCGGCATCCGAAAAACACCCTGAGCCTGAAAAATCCCTGGCGTCCATGCTGTCCGGCGCGATGAAAAAGTATGACGTTCCCGATCTTGACGAAAACGGCGTTCAGAAAACCAAAATTATCACTGTTCCGAAGACCGGCGAAAAACGTGAAATCCCGGCTACGGTTCATACCCGCAAGTTTACGCTGGTTGCTTCTGAAAAAGACGGCGTGAAGGGCGCAAGGATAGGCCGTACCGCGTAATAAACGGTTCGCTGCGGTGGAGGGATCACCCTGAGAAACCGCCGCGTTGTGGCTGCAAGAAAAGCAGCTAATTAAAGTCCTCGGGGTGTTCTAGGCGCTACGAGGCATATTGAAAAGTCCTGTATTCCGTGGAGGTTGCAGGGCTTTTCTTTAATTAAATTTCAGGTAAGAAATTTGGTGCCAAAATGCGAAAATCTCTCAAAATGACCTCAGCCCAATTGCGCGAACTTCAAGAAAGAATTAAGTTTGACGCGCCTTCAATGGCTGCTTGCCTTGGCTTAAAATTGCATTGTTATCGCAAGTATCTGTACGGAGAAAACCCGATTCCTGAAATAGTGGCTCGTCATGCGCTCGAACTTGAAAATATTAACGCAATATTTTTAAATGATCTTCCGAAGCGAGTTGACGCCGCTGCTGATAAAGAATTTCCTCATGGAATTATGTCTGAATTTATTCCTTGACAAACACCAATTGTGGGTATACGTTACGGCAAAATTCTGCGTAAGGATTGCTTATGAAATCTGCGTTAGTTTTGATGGATCGTTGTATGAATGGGTTACGAGATATACGTGACAGTGGCAACGTTTCCGAACTTCAGCAAATTATTAACACTCTTGACGCAGCTGGTGACATTTTGGTTCACAGTATGGCAAAACGCGGTTGCTTGGGTTGTCCACCGCAAGGGAAGGTTTTGAATGACAAGGGATGAAGCGTGCAAAAAGATTCATGACATAGCAACGTTGGAACTTGGTGTTCACGAAACCCCAGGGCCAGCTGCAACAGCTCGTATTGTTGAATATGCGGCCTATACTACGTTAAGAGCAACGTCAGATGAGATTGCTTGGTGTAGTTCGCTGGCAAACTACGTTGTTGATAACGCTGGATTTAAAGGTACTCATTCAGCAGCAGCTCGCTCGTGGCTTAATTGGGGTGTGGTACTTGACGCACCTATACTTGGCTGTATAGTTATTTTTGACCGCAAGGACGCTTCAAATCCAAATGCCGCGCACGTAGCTATTTGCGATCATCCTGACATTTCAAATGGTGTTATTCGTACAATTGGTGGTAATGTTTCAAACCAAGTTAAAATAGACCGTTCACCGATAACTAAAGTTTTAGGTTATCGAGCGCCTTTTTAAACAGGAGTATTCTAATGGCTCAGAAACGTTGCGACTATAATTCTGAAGTTTTTTGTTCCGATTGTCAACTTTGCAAGATTGAAGAGGACGAATAAATGAAACAACCTTTCTTTTGCTACTATTTGAATGGGTATGCTCTTGAAAACTTAGATTGTTGCGGTTGTAACAAATGTGGACGGTTAAAACCCGATGGCAAGTAATTCTCCACATGACAAAACAGGCAAGAAGTGTTTTATGTGCAAACGTGTATTTAAAGCACAAACTGCGTCTTTTACAATTTCATTTAAAATTAAAGGTTTTATTGAACATAAGCTAGTTTGCGGCTCATGTCATCACAAACATCATGAGAAATCCGAATGAGTGAGTTTAAAACAACATTGGAAGTTAGATTGCTACCTGAAAGTGAAAGTGCAATTTGGCAACTTACAAAACCTCTTGTATATTATTCTGATGTTATGAATTGCTTAATAACTGTGCCTGAAGGCTTTGTTACTGATTTTGTTTCATTTGAACCTTTGAAAAACATTGGTCAACGCCCAGCTGTAATACATGACTTTCTTTATAGTTGTTTGGATGTTGACAGAGAAGTTGCCGACAAAGTTCTTTGTGAAGCTTTAAAGTATTGCGGCATACACGATGAGCTTGCCGATAGTATGTTTATTGCAGTCAGAGTATTTGGCGGTGGTCATAAGGATAATTTATATAGTTTTTACGGAGGTGCTTCGTGAACGAAATTAGAATTGCTGTAAATTTGTACGTTTTTGCTTTAGCTGTTTTGATATGGGTAATTTTAGGTGGTCTTACTGCACTTCCTGATTACAACATGCCTGAGCCGCTTTCGTTCTTATTTGCTACTTTAACAGGCGTTATTTTAACTATTGTTCAAGGGTTCAAAGAAGGTGTTACTTTTAGCCCTACTACTGAAACTAGCTTCACCTCTATAAAAACATCTACCACCGAAACAAAAGGAGCTGAAAATGAAAAAGCTGATTCTGCTGCTACTGGTCCCACTTTGCCTGCTGCTTAATGGTTGCCCGAATTCCGTTGTAAAACCTAACGATCCGGCACCAACTGTAACTTCGGCGCAACAGAGTGCTGAAAAGTTTCTGTATGCTGCTGGTGCAACCTTGAAGGCAGCTCCACCAATCCTGGAAGGTCTTTACGTAGCCGGTAAAATCTCGAAAGCTGATTTTAATAAATCTGTGCCCATTTACAACAGAGCACTCGCTTCGTTTAATGTCGCGGTCAACGCCTTAAAAGCTTGTCAGGCCGCAGGACAAGACCCAAGCAACACGCAAGCCTACGTTGCAGCATTGGCGACCTTCCTGAACGATGCCGCTTCCACGAATAACCTTGTTACAGCGTTAGGAGGTTCAAAATGAGCGCCGCGTCAATTCTTGCAATAATTCAGCTGGTATCAGTTCTTGCGCCACCCGCAATCGAACTTGTTAACAATTTGATTAATATTGCAAAAAGCAACAATATGACTGAAGATGAAGTTATGGAAATGCTGACCGAACTTCAAGCAACTCTTAAACCTATGGAGCTGAAGCCGTGAGTGCAACAGTAATTAACGAACCTGATACAATTAACGGACCTATCTTTTGGATGGTCGGTTATGTTGGACATTGTTGAGAAAGGAAATGCAATGTATCCCAGAAATGAAGAATTGGCAGTTGAAGAACTTGCAAAAGAACTGCATGAAGCGGGGCGTGAAGCTGTTGAAAAGAATTGTATAGTTCGCCGCGACATTCCCACAAAAGGCTTTATCGAATGGGAAGAACTTGACGATATGGCGAAAGAAGGTAGGCTAATTCAAGCTCGTTTCTTGATTAAACGTAACACAATTCGGCCTAGAGATTAGTCGTGCCTTCGGCACCTCGAAAGCCTTGCCGCTCGCCAGGATGTTCAACGTTGGGAACAACTACATATTGCGAGAAGCATACAATTAAAAAAGAAGCTGAAGTTGTTGCTACGCGAATAAAATACGACAAAGAACGTGGTACTTCAGCAAGTCGAGGTTACAATTATCGGTGGAGTAAAGTTTCAAAGCAATATCGCATTAATCACCCTTTATGTGTTATGTGCGAAAGTAAGGGAAAATTAACGCCTGTTCAATGCGTTGACCACATTATTGCTGTTGAAGGCCCGGACGACCCGTTGTTCTGGAACGAAGATAATTGGCAGTCGTTATGCAATACCTGCCACAATATCAAATCTGAAGCTGAAGGTAATCGTTTTAACGAAAAGCAACGTGAAAGGTTTATCTAATGGCAAACATGACGCTTAAAATTGAATTTGATCCTGAAATGGTCAAAATTATTTTGTCAATTGACAAACGTATAAAGAAGATTGAAAAAGAACTCAGTCGTTTGGCGAAGAGGAAAATCTAATGGGATCGAATAACGGCGGCGGCAGACGGCCAACGCCACCAGCATTAAGACTTTTAAAGAACGATAAGGCTCATGCTCACCGCTATGCAAATCGCACTGAGCCAATCCCTTCAGATTCACAAGCTGTAGCTCCAGATACGCTGTCAGAACGTGCAAGGGAGTTGTTTGAAGACTTTGTTCGTCGCGTAGAAGAAATGTACCCCTGCTCAGAAACAGACATGTATTCAATTGTATTGTATGCCAACAATCACGAGCAGCTTGAGTACTTGGAAAACTATCTTCGTGAGAACGGTCTTACTTACGAAGAGACGCGATACATTAAAACGGGTAAAGATTCTGGAATAGAAACAATTACTGTTAAAAAACGACCTGAAGTTGAGATTCATAAGCAATGTAAAGACTTTGAACTGAAGATATTAACCGAGTACGGGCTAACTCCTTCAAGTCGGGCGCGGGTGCCTCAGAAGCCGCAAAAACCAAAGACTAATTCTTTTGCAGATTTGGATGAAACTGGTTGACAGAGGTTTAAAGTTGTGTTAGAAGGTTGTTCACATAAATTACAGGTCGGATAGGACTTGTTCAGTTTCGATAACGGACGGCTTCAAGCTATCCGTGTTGCCAGCCCCTTCAGCGTCTATCCACGTTGGAGGGGCTGTGCTATTTGGAGTTTAAAATGACATACGTTGAACAAATACTTGAATATTGTAATGCTGTATTAACCGACACATTGCCTAATAGGAAATGTTGTAGGTTTGAAAAATTGGCTTGCCAGAGGCACTTAAACGATCTAGCTAAACAAGACGATCCTGACTATCCATTTTATTTCAGCGAAGCTGCTGTTAATAGACGATGCGGATTCACCGAGCGTCTTCAACATACCAAAGACCGTTGGCGTGGACAATTTATAAAGTTAGAAGCACATCAAGTTTTTATGCAAGGCGTAGGTTACGGTTGGCTTAAAAAGAAGAAAGAAGGAACGAAGTATAGCGATGAACGACCTAAAAGTGGTAATCGACGTTTTTCTAAAATGTACTTTGAGCTGCCGAGAAAAAATGGAAAATCACTTGAAACAGCTTCTGATGGTTTGTTCCTAGCATTTGCTGACGGAGTTCAGGGCGCAGAAGTATACGCAGGTGCTACAAGTGAAGATCAAGCGATGAAGGTTTTTCAACCAGCGTGGCTAATGGTTAAGATGAATCCCGAATTTGCTGAATACTATAACGTAGAATTAACTGGAACTGTGAAAAATCCTACTTCAATTTTCAGAATTGAGGATTCGAGCAAGTTTATTCCTATAATTGGAAAGCCTGGTGACGGCGACAGCGCCAATGGCGCACTGGTTGATGAATATCATCAACACACTACCAGCGTACTTTATGACGCAATGGATACCGGTATGGGTTCGCGTGAAAGACCAGTTTTAAAAGTCATAACGACTGCCGGAACGAATACATCTTATCCTTGCTACGATTTACATTGTGAAGCAATTAAAGTTTTGGAAGGTAGCCAAATTGACGAATCTTTGTTTTGTATGATCTTTACTATCGACGAAGGCGACTCATGGGAAGATTTTGAAGTTTGGAAAAAATGTAATCCTAACTATTTAATTTCAATTGAGGAAGATTACTTATTAAATAAGTATAGAGACGCTTTGAACAAACCTCAACAGCGAAATATAATTTTAACAAAGCATCTTAATATTTGGCAAAATGCTGGAATTAGTTTTGTGGATATGCTTAAATGGAAAATGGGTGAAGATTTAAATTTAAGTTTGGATATGTTCTTTGGACAAGAGTGCTGGCTTGCGCTGGATTTGGCGAGCAAAATCGACCTTTGTGCGTTGGTTATATTGTTTAAATACAAACGCAATATTGTAAATGCAAATTGCCCTAAATGTTACGGCGAAGTTACTGTTGTGGATGGAATGAACGTTTGCACTTCTAACAGAATGTTAGCTGACGAAAGTGTTTGTACTTGGAGGAAACCCGTTGAACGTCAATGCGTCGCGGCTTTTGCAAAGCATTACATGCCCGAAGACACTATAAATCGTAAGGAGAACACCCATTATCAGAAATGGGTTAAGGAAGGTTATCTGACTCAGACAGATGGGGCCAGAACCGATTTTGGAGTGGTCGAGGCTGATATAAAACTTTTGGCTAAGAATCATATCGTAAAAGAACTCTGCTTCGATCAGAAGGAGGCGACCCACATCATCCATCTAATCTCTGTGTGGGCAAACTTTGAGTGTATCGAATTTCCACAAAGTCCCGCGCTCATGAATGAGCCGATGCAGGAGCTTGAAGCCATGATTAGCGCCAATGAATTTTGGCATTCAGGTGATCCTGTTTTTACATGGTGTATGGGCAACGTTGTCAAAAAGCAATCTCGTTTTGGCGGGAGCGGAAAAATGTATTTTCCAACAAAAGAAAATGACAAACTGAAAATAGATTCAGGGGTTGCTGCGATCATGGGACTTGGTAGATTAATGGTTGCAGGTGATGACGGAGATTCGTACAATGCCAGGGCTAAAGCTGGCGATGAAAACGTGCTGAGGGTGATATAATGGAATTTGAAATTGAATCTGCTATATCGTTAATTGAAACTTGTAGAAATGGTCATATTAGAAGTCCTGAAAATTTTACAAGTTGGGGTAGTTGTAAACAGTGCGAACAATTGAAAAATGAAAGACGACGAGTTAAAGTTAAAAAAGAACGTAAGCAAACGCATTGCAAGCGTGGACATGAGTTGACTGCTGAAAATCGTTACAAAAGTGGAAAGTGCATATTGTGTGCTCGTTTGTTTGGCGCACAGCGAGTTATTGAAAAGCCTGAAATTAGAAAGGAAGAAGCCCGTCGATATTATCTTAATAATTTAGAAAAGGTAAATGAACGCGCTAAAATTTGGACGCTTAAAAATTTTAATAACGTTAAAGAGTACGCTAAAAATTGGAGAATTGAGAACAGAGACAAGACAAGGGCTTATACCAGGGATTTTGAGGCTAAGAACCCTGAGAAGGGCATACTTAGAGGTCATAGACGAAGGGCTAAAAAGCGTAATCAATTTGTAGCTGATGTTGATCGTCAGGAAATTTTTAAGCGTGATTGGTATACGTGCATGATTTGCAAGAAACCTTTAGATATGAACGCAAAACATCCACACCCGTTATCACCTTCAATAGATCATATAATTGCAATTGCTAACGGTGGAACTCACGAACCGGCTAACGTTCAAGCCGCTCATTTGAGATGTAATATTAGTAAAGGTAATAGATATTGATATGAAACAAATCCTAGTTTGCGGCAGAAAGGTAGGTTTGCAATGTTCTCGGTAATTAAAAATACAATCACAGAACGAGTCTGCAAAACGTGTCGCAATAAAGTTATTCAAACTTGGATGAATTGGTATACTTGCGATAAATGCAACGCTTTGATGCACGTTAACAATACTGAATTAGTAGAACGACCTCACATTGTAGCTTAATTTAATCCTTGCTTTGCAACGTAGTTTGTGTTATAAGTTTGGCAACTACATTTTAAGAAAGGATAAACTAAAATGAAAGCTTTTGATAAGTGGTTAGCCGAAAATGAAAAAGTTTGGATTGAAAGCAGAGGTGCTTTAGACAATAACCCAGATGAATATTATAGATTGATAAACGATGAGATTTAAAATGAAACAGGTCGCAATCTATTGCACTAAATGCGGAATATTAGTCGGCTATCGGCGTTTCGATGCAGATATGCTTTGTTAATTGTGGGCAAACGCTATTAAACGAGAAAGGGGATTGAAGTGAAGCATCCTGTAGCTGTAATAAAACAGTTTATACCGCTAACCCAAGATCACGAAGCTCAACTTCGTAAAATTTGCGATGCTGAAGTTTGTTCAAGTTGCGGTAGAGAAATTTTAAGGTGGACAAAAGAACCGCCAACGATACCTGGGTGGTATGGTGTAAAATCCGCTAAATTGCACTTGAGGGTTGCGAGGCTTTACGAGGTAGGTGGCATTCTTTATTGTGATGGTGATGACGTTACGAAAAGAAAATTGTCATGGTACGGCCCACTTACTTTGCCTGAATGAAAGGAAAATGAAATGGAAATTGACAAAATTGCAACGCTGCGTTTGGAACCTAACGATATTTTAGTTTTGAATTATGGTGGTAAGTGCAGCGATAATCTTTACGCTCATTTAAATGAAGTTCTTGAGCGTTTTGTGCCTGGGCACAAAGCATTGATTCTTGAACAAGGAATAACTCTGCAAGTCCTCAAACCTGCTCTAAAATGGACTTCAGACTTACCAACGCAAGAGGGTTGGTATTGGAATAAGCAATTTAATTCTGAATCTGAATTGTACTATGTTAAAGAATATGGTGATAAATTTGTAGTTCGTTACGACAATGACGACTACGAAAGTTGCGAACGAACAGGTGGCGAATGGTACGGCCCAATTGAGCCGCCTGAATATGAGAAAAAGGAGAACTTATGAAAACTTATCTAATTTTTGAATCTTATGACAGAGCCGACTTGATGAAACAGGTAAACGAAGCTTTTGTCAAAGGTTACGTTTGTCAAGGTGGAATTTGTGTAACTTCTGAAAACGACCTATATTCTGCAAAATATTTTCAAGCTATGGTAAAATAAATCTTGACACCCGCCTTACATTCGGATATATGAATATCCAACAAACCGAATCCGCGTAATACGACGCGAGATTTGCCGAAACAAAACCTCACGCTGCAACGGGTAGCGTGACAAGACGGCAGCTAAAATGGGAGCGCCGCACTTTGATTAAAAAACTTCTTTCCATAGCGCCGGACGAGTCCGACTGCATGTTATTCCTTGGAATAGCTGCCGTCTTTTTCGGCGTCTATCAGCTTTCAATCCCCATCTCATACATAGTCCTTGGTGTTATCTTCATCGCAATGTCGTTCGTTAAAGCGAAGGCCGAAGTTAAACCTACTTTGCCTATCGGTGAAAACTGATGGGATTCTTGAGTTCGATCTTTGAAAAACGTGCCTCAGTAGGAGCTTCAGTAAATATCAGCAACGGCGGTGATCCGGCATTAGCGGGTATGTTTGGCGGCACCGCAGGGACGGCTTCGGGCCAAAATGTTAATGCCGATACAGCATTAAAGATTTCTACAGTATGGGCTTGTATGAATCGTCGTGGTAAAGCCTTTGCAATGCTGCCACTACACGTAATGAAGGAGCTGCCTGGAAACGGCCATGAGATAGCCAAGTCACACCGCCTATACAAGCAGCTACACCTGAAGCCGAACGCTTGGCAGACATCATACGAATGGCGCTTAACAGGTATGACTCACCTTCAGTTGCGCGGCAACTTTTATAACTTGAAGATAAGCACACCAGGGCGCGGCCTTAATCAGCTTGTTCCGCTTGATCCTGATAGAATGTGGCCCTTTGTCATTACACCTGCTGGCGTAACTTATTATTTGAACGACAGCAGCCCGACGCCGCCTGCTGGCTCCAAATTGTTCTATCAGTATTTTGCCGTGAACGCCCAAAGTGAAATCTACACCGCTGATGAGATTCTTCATTTTAGGAATACATCAACCAACGGTATTGTAGGTAAGACGCTGATACGCTTGATGGCTGAATCAGTTGGTTTGTCAATGGCAATGGAAGAACAGGGAGCACGACTGTTTACCAACGGTGCTCAAATTGGCAAGGTATTTACTCACCCTTCCAAACTGGACGATCCGGCGTTTGACAGACTGAAGAAACAACTTGACCAATATTCAGGCGCGGCTAATTCCCACAGAACTATCATACTTGAAAATGGAATGGATATTTCAAGTTTAAGTATGACTATGCAAGATTCGCAGTTCATTGAGTCCAGGAAGTTTCAAGTCGAGGACATTTGTTCATACCTTGATATTCCAATGATGTTAATTCATCGTTCTGGTGATAAGAATCAAACGTTTGCAAGTGCCGAAGTTATTATGCAGATGTTTATAACTTTGAACATGCAGCCTGACTTTGAAAACTTTGAACAGCGGCTTAAAGTAGATTTGCTTTATGATTCAGAACAAGATTACTATTTTAACTTTGACTTTGATGAATTAATGCGCGGCGACACAGCAGCGAGGGCAAGTTACTATCAGGCACGTTTGAACACAGGTTCTCTGACACCAAATGACATTAAGCGTAAAGAGGGTGAAAGTCCTTACATGATGGAAGAGTGTGACGCTGTTTATATGGGTAGCGGTATCCAGGCTGCTAAGAACGTGTTGAATCCGCCTGACCCTGTAGTGAAGCCTGAAGTTAAAGTTGATTCAAAGATGGCGGATGAAGCTGATGACGAGTGATAAGACTTTTGGCGGTAACAAAGAATTTAAAAAAGGTAATAGTGAAATATTTGAAATCTCAACCGGGATTGCTGACTCTGTTAAGGATGCTTTAAAAGACAAAGAATTTTTTACTGAAGGTATCGGTATTGTTAACATGCCGCCAACAGCTAAAGAATTAGAACTTCAGCAGGAAATATTTAACATTAAATTTAAGTATGATTCTTTGCTGAACTTTTTAAAGCCGTTTATGCCGCACGACATGCTTGTTGCTTTTGCTGACAAGAAGAAGGAGATTTTTGGATGAAATATTTACTTGAATTATTTTCATTTGAAGGGTGGTTCTAATATGAAAGTAGATGGTTCCGTGATAAACATGCTCAACACTCGTTTGGCCGAAGAACATGCCGCTTATGTTCAGTATACTACTCACGCGGCGATGTGCGCTAACCACGGCTACAAAAAGCTCGCTGCCTACATTAAAGAACGTGCTGAACAGGAACGTGAGCACGCGCAGGAGTTGATTGACCGTATTCTATTTCTCGAAGGTACCCCAATCTTTGAGATTATCGCTCCTGTAAATGTGGGCAAAGATGTTATCGAAATGTTTCCTTTAGATCAAACTTCAGAAATTAATGCAATTGCTGGTTATGCTGAAGGTATTAACCTTTGCGTTGCAAATAGTGATTTTGGAACACGCAGGTTGCTTGAGCATATTCTTGAAGAGGAAGAATCTCACCTTAATAGAATTGAAGAAAACATAACTCAGATTATGAATTCAGGTATAGAAAATTATTTAATCGCTCAGATCGAAGGTTAATTTTGAAAAGTGGTATTTATAAAATAACCAATGTTTTTAATGGAAAATTTTATATAGGTTCTGCTGCCAATTTTAATCACAGATGGCGTATTCACAAACGTCAATTAAATGAAAATACACATCATTCCAAAAAGCTTCAAAATGCTTGGAATAAATATGGTGAGGAAAATTTCAAGTTTGAAATTTTAATAACTTGTGAAAAAGAAGAATTAATTGCTTTTGAACAGCTGTATATTGATGAAGAAAAACCTGAGTACAACATATTAAAAATAGCAGGTAGTTCGTTAGGATATAAACATAGAGCCGAAGATATATTGAAAATGTCGCTTGCTATGAAAGGCAGGCCTAGCAGTATGAAAGACAAAACTCATTGTGAAGAAGCCAAAGCTAAAATGTCTATAGCTAAAAAGGGGCATAAATATGGTGTAAATAGATATTATACTAAAGAGACAAGACTTAAAATGGGTATTGCTAAAACTGGTAACAAATATTGTTTGGGTAGAAACCAGTTGGATGAAACCAAAGCTAAAATAGCAGCTACTTTAACCGGACGAACTCATAAGCAAGAGTCGAAAGATAAAGTAAGTAAAAGTTTAATTGGAAATACACGAGCTTTGGGTAAAAAGATGCCAGTTGAATCTTCTATAAAGAAATCGATAGCTATGAAAAATCATTATGCAATTAAAGAAATTCTTAAAAGTTGGAGTTGCGCTTTATAAAGGAGGTACTTATGGAACCGGAATTTGAAAAACCAGACAGTGAGATTGAACGAAGAACGCATACGGTGGAAATGAGGGTTACAGGGGCAACTATAGGTAAGCGAACTCCTTCCATCGAAGGTTATGCCGCTAACTTTAACTCTCTTTCTGAAGACCTTGGGGGATTCAGAGAGATGCTAATGCCGGGGTGTTTTGCTGATGCTTTGAAGACCAGTGACGTTCGCGCACTTTTCAATCACAATCCTGATAAAATTTTAGGTCGTAACGTAGCGGGTACGTTACGTATTCTTGAAGATGAAAAAGGATTGCGTTTTTCGGTCGATCCTCCTGAAACAAGTTACGCAAAAGACTTGCAAATTTCAATGTCGAGAGGTGATGTAAATCAGTGCTCATTCGGGTTTCGCGTAGCAGAAGATGGTGATGCTTGGCGTAAAGAACCTGATGGAACTTATTTAAGGTCTATTTTGAAAGTAGATCGTCTGTTTGACGTAAGTCCCGTTACGTATCCTGCTTACGCTGCTACTTCGTGCGCTGTTCGTTCACTTGAAAATTATAGACATGACACTGAAGTTTGTGAATCAAAAGCCGCCGCAGATAAAGCTGAAGAACAACGCAAAATGGAAATGGAAAGTTTGGAACTTGAGTTGATGTTAGCGGAACATGATTCTGAGCTGTAAGAACCCGCGAGGGAATTTTAAGTAATAAAAGGAGATTCAAATGGCAACTTTGAACGAACTCCGCGATCTTCGCGGGACGGCTGTAGCAGAAGCACGAAAGATTAAAGACACCGCTGATGCAGCGGGTCGCCCTCTCAGTGCTGAAGAAAGGGCAAGCTTTAACCTTTTCATGGACGATTCGATTAAGTACAAAGCTCAGATTGACGACGAAGTTCGTCTTCAGGACACTGAGCGGGAACTGGCAACTGTTGCAATTGCAGCCGCTGCTGACACACGCGGCAAAGGTGCAGATCCTCGTGACGAGTTTCGGGACGCCGCCTTCCGCAAAATGATTTTGCAGGGTGAGCGTCACCTTAACATTGACGAACTCAAATCCCTCACTTCGGAGTTGGTCACTACTCGCGGCCTTTCTGCCGGTACTGACATCAAGGGTGGATTCACCCTCACCCCGCAGGAATTTGTCAATCAGCTTATTGTGAACGTTAAGAACCGCGTTTTCATGCGAGGTCTTGCCAAAGTCATTCCGCTTAACGGTTCGATGTCTTGCGGCGTGCCTACCCTTGACACCGATGTTGGCGATGCCGATTGGACGCCTGAAGTTGGTACTGTCAGTGAAGACAACAATATTGAGTTTGGCAAGCGTGAACTGAAACCACACCCTCTTTCCAAGCTGGTTAAGATTTCGGAGCCTCTGCTTCGCAACTCTGCTCTGCCGATTGAAGGTATCGTCAACGACCGTATTGCCTACAAGTTTGGCGTAGCAATGGAGAAGGCTTACCTGACAGGTAACGGCTCACAGCAGGCTCTTGGTGTATTCACCGCAAGTGCTGACGGCGTTCCTACCTCACGCGACGTTTCCGAAGGTAACACTGCAACTGAAATTCAAGCTGACAACCTGATTGCTGTAAAGTACAGTTTGAAAGCTCAGTACATGAGCACAGCACAGTGGCTGTTCCATCGTGACGCCATCAAACAGCTCGCACAGCTCAAAGACGGCAACGGTCGTTATATGTTTGACCTTTCTGAAAAATCCGGCGTACCTGACATGCTGCTTGGCCGTCCGTTGATGATGTCTGAATATGCGCCGAACACTTTCACTACAGGTCAGTATGTGGGTATGTTCGCAGACTTCTCGCACTATTGGATTGCAGATAGTCTTGCACTTCAGTTCCGAAGATTGAATGAGCTTTTTGCTCTGAACAATCAAATTGGATTCATCGCTAGGCTCGAAACGGACGGTATGCCGGTTTTGGCTGAAGCATTCACCCGTATCAAGTTGGGGTAGTTTTTAAAAGTAGTTTTAAAATTAAAAATCAAACTTAAAAGCCGCTCTTAACTGAGCGGCTAACAAGGAGAAACTTTATGGAAAACCTCAGTGCAAATACCAAAATTAGCCAGGTAGTAACTGTTACTGCCGGTGCTAGTGCCGCAACCGACATTAAGGGAACAGTTATTGATATGTCTGGTTATGAAGGTGTAACGTTCATTGTGCCTTTCGGTGAAGTTGTTTCAGGCGCCGCAACCTCAATCAAAGTTCAGGGCGCACCTACCAACGTTGACGGAGACTTTGCTGATCTTCTCGGTACAAGTCAAACTGTAGCAGACGACGCCGATAACACAACTTTCTATATCGACCTTGTGAAGCCACAGAGTCGCTATGTTCGCTTGTTTATCGCTCGCGCAACGCAAGCTTCGACTTGTGCCGCTGTTGCAGTTCAGTACAACGGTCGCGTCAAACCCGCCGC